TCTTCACGCAGAATGTCTTTTAATTCTGATGAGTAGACCTGAGCACGTTGCAGGAACGAGGTATTAGATGTGGTCATTGCCATGTCTAAGTTCCTTTAATTATGCACCAAACTTATCGCCAAGTCGAGCTTTATCCTCAAACATTTGTTGCTGCGTCTTAGCGGAATAGTACAAGTTACGATTTTCTCTACGTAGTTTTTGATAGTAATCGAAATTACGCTCCGTAGAGGGTTGCATTGAAACACCCTCAGTTCGAACAGAACCACTGACCATAGGGTCAACAGGACGTTTGTTCTCACCTATAAGAGCAAAGAACGCATTAGGTGACTCAGCAGCAATCTCTCGTAAACGATCTATTGACATACCAAGCTCTGTTGCTTTCTTTTCGATTTGAGCCTTGGCTTCAGTGCCAAAGCTTCCCTCTAGCTCTTTGTCAACGAGTTCTAAGTTGGTCTGCACTTTTGCTTGCAACTCTCGTTGATTGAGTGTTTTTTCTACAAGGCTCTTCAGGTCTTCCTCGTTAACAGCCCCAGTGGTGTTCTGTGTGTTAACGCTAGTGTTATCATTTGGCACTTCAGGGTTTACTGCACTAGTTTCAGTAGCCTTATTCTGAAGTTGGGTTAAAATTTCGCTCTGATAATCTTGCTTCTTCATATCCTCTCGCATAGTAGCTAACTGATCTTCAAGATTTTTTATGTAGCCATCTGCTTCAAGTTTACCTTTGGCAAGAGTTTCAGGGTCACGCCAGTTTTCCCCTTTTGCCTGTACGAGTTTGTCAAGAAAAGATTCCTGTACAGGGGTTGCTTGTTCTTGATTCTCGTTGTTCTGATTATCCTGTGTGGTTGCAGTGTTATCAGTAAATACCATAGTTTCATTCCTTATTTAGGTTAATAAGATCGAGCACTTGGGTTAGTGCTCTGTTGTAGCCGATACGATCAGCCATTTTATGTGACCAAGCAGGACTGTTGTAGTCAGCCATAGTTGGTCTCTCCTCAAGCATAGACTCAAGAATTTCTTCTAGAAGTAAAAGACTTTCTGAGTTAGACAAAAGAATTTGTTTAACTTTATCTTTTTCTTCTTGCGTTCCGCATTTTCTGTACCAAGCGGTCTTCATTATTTTTTCTTAGGCTTTGGTTTCTTTGGCTTTGGTTTTTTATTTGATCCGTACATTACATTCCTAGCTCCTGTTTTTGTACTAACATTTCTTCATTTTGCATCTCAGCTTCTTGTACTTCTTGCTGAGTCTCTAGTTGTTCCTGAACCATTATATTTTCTGAGAACAACGTAGGTTCACCTAACTCTTCAGCTAGGATTCTGGCAAACTCTTTACCTGACATATGTGCAGCTACGGTTGGGTCTGACAATTTAATCTGATAAAGTTGCGTTAAACTCTGTACTCTTCTAGCTCTTTCAGCAAAGTGCCTAGCTCCAATAGGAACTATTTTACCACTAGCTGTTATGTCATCCTTAGTTATTGTTCTAAATATCACAGCGTTGGTTGGTGTATCAAACACTCTTATTGTATCAGAAACATTCATTCTTCTTCGTGATACTTCAAACATTGCGTTTAGTATAGGCTCTAAGAATACTCTTTCAAAGTGTGCAGTCTTGTGTTCAAATATTCTTGACGCTGCATTTTGTAATGTTTGAACTTCAAAGGCTGTCTTCTCACCTGCTGTTCTAATACCCATAGCTTGCCTAGGTGCACCAGCCATTTCTTCCATTTTGTTTTCTAGAGCTTGTATCTGAAAGTCAGCGTTTAGTGCTGTGCTGTCAGGGGCTAAGTAACCTACATCGCCTTCTTCACCCATGTAAATACGTGTAGCTGGTGAGAAGTCAAAGTCCTCTACGTCACCTCTGATCTTTAGTATTGGGTAAGCTATCTGATCAAAGACATCAGCCTTGAGGTTTTCTAGGTGATCTATACGATACTGCATACCAACAAGATTGTCAAGTGGCCCCATCGCATAAAGGTTATCTGGTCTTGGTCTCCACCCTGCATGATAGATTGGAGCGTGACCTAAGTAACTAGGGTTTTCCTCGTTGGCTAAAACATAGGCTCTATCTACTACAGTAATAATTCTGTCTTCGTGAAGTGTGTCATCTTCTTCATCATAGAAATCTCCGTAGAAAGTTAAGACCTCTACATAGTTTGATTCGTAGTACTGCTCTATAGATGTAAACCCATCAGCAATAAAACCATCAGCTTTATCGTAAGAATCTGACCCCTGTACGTAAGCTCTTGCGCCCATCATTTTATCAAAGACACCCTTCATGTATTCTTTTGTTGGGTCATCCTCGATCATCTTTTTTATTTCACCTAGTGTTTTTATTGATCGTATAATCTTAGGTGACTTTTGAAAAGAAGAAGCTGTAGGATTAAAACAAATATCAAAAGGAGATATTCTTACAAGTCTTGGACCTATGTAGTTTACTACTAGGTTCTCATCTTCTTTTTCTTGGTAGTTTTCTTCCCACGTAACAGTAGCAAAACAGTTGCCGTATTGAATATAATCAAACAAGAGGTCTGATGCTGTACTGACAAAGTTGGATTGTCTTATCTTATTTTCCATATAAGATTGTACAGCTTCTCTTTTTGCTTTTACATTATCATCACTAGTTTTTGCTTCAAACTTGAACCAAATGTTTTGTGGAAACAAAGTAGCAAAATAATTTGCATGAAGGTTGTCCATTATTTGAGTAAGCTTTGGTGTAGTCGTGCTGTTTGACCAAGGTAGCATAGCGTTCTTAGTTGTACGTGTATCTGTTGCGTACAAATAATTACGTAACTCTTTCCATTCTTCTACTTTTTCACTACGTTTTGTAGTCCACTCACGCCACTGATCTGCTATTTGAACAGCCATATTATCTGGGCTTATTATATATTCTAAGTCAATAGTTTCGCCAGCCATTATCGACCACCTCTAAATTTATTGTTAGCCCACACTATATTACTCCCACTTGATCTTCTTATTACTCTGGCTGGCTTAATTGCCATATCCACGACAGAAGCTAAAGCATCAATTATGTCATCGTGAGCAGGGTTTCTTGATGACAACTCTTCTTCTAGTAATTGAGTGTTACCACCTCTGTAGTGCCAGATACTCATGTTATCATAACGTGGTTCAAGTATCGAAGCTATACGTTCTTGTTTGTTACCTTGACTTTTGTTAGGTCTATACTCGTCAATGCTTATAGCTAGTCCGTGTTGTTTGATAAGCTCTTTGAGTTGCTTAACGATTGCCATTTGTGCGACTGTTGTTTCTGCTCTGAGCTTTCTGAATGACCACTTGTTTGACATGTGGAGTATGTTCTCGAAGTAATCAGATATTCTGTCAGTCCTGAATCTGTCGATGTCCAATACGTAGACGTTGTTTTCTGCATCAATACCTATCACAACTATTGCTGTATAGTCAGCACGTTTGTTTAAACTAAAAGCAAAGTCAACAGCAGCGAAGATGTTTAGTCTACTATCTTTGTAGAACAGATAGCCGTTGTCTTCTTTTATATGTTTTCTTTCGTAGTACTGAAACTTATCTGGTGAGACAGGTACGTTATCAGGGTCACTAGGATCGTTGTAGTACTGTGCTCTAAACTGTCCTTTGTCTAGGTACTGACCACGTTTTTTAGCTAGTATCTTCATGTCAAACCCAAACCACTTACCGTCTTTGCGCTGGGTTCTAGGCCATAAGAACTCACCTGTTCCGTCACCACGTTCTTCTACAGGTTTCTCAAATACCTCGTAGATACTATCCTCACCTATCTTATCACCTCTAAGATTGTACTGATCTTCTGACATCTGCAGTAAATCATTGTACAAGTCAGCAGGGTGATACCTAGTGCCTACTACCCACTCTTTCGCTTCAGCACCTTCAATAGACGAGAGAAGAGAGTATTGACTTTTGACTTTATTGCGTCCTTCACCTGTGTAAGCATTTTCATACACCACGCAGTCATCGAGGACAGCAATGTCACAATGTAAGCCTGTAAGCGATGTAGTAAGTCCACCAGTAAAGATCGAAGGGTCTCTAACATTTTCTTTCTTCCTTAATGGATGGTCTAACATAATCTCTGAGTTAGTCCATCGTGTTCGTTTACCTTCATCAAAGTTTACGTGTTCAGGCCAATA